GAATAGATGCTGGTGTAGCTGCCGTAACTGCTCTCACTGGTTTTCTTGTACCGATACCGCACATAAACCACGCTGTTTCTCTGCGTCCCGTCTACGGTAACAGCAGAAATAGAGCCACTGAATTTGAGCTGCATTTCCGCTTCGATATCGTTGGTTCGTCGGAGCGTCACCGAGGATATCTTCGGCTTGGTGTACGGAATGACTGCTACCGTCCGTGAAGTTTCGGCGGTGTAGCCGCGGGAGTCCGTGACCGAGAGCGTGACCGTCACACTGCCGGACTTGGCGATCTTTCCAACAGATAAGGCAGAGCCGGTAGTGTTAGAGGATGACAGCCCGTTGCAGGAAGCGGTGTAGTTGGAAATGGACGCTCCGTTCTTCGCAGTCGCCGTTCCGGGGGTGACCTTGAGGGTTGAGTAGTCCTGTACGAACAGCTGATCGTTGCCCGTGAGGTTCTTTGTGGTCGTGTAGCTGTCGGCATAAGTGAATCCGCTTATGGTCGGAGCAGAATTGGTCGCCGTGGTCAGTACAGTGGCGGTCTTGCTTGAGGTGCTGCCGATCTGCGTAGACCCGCTGTAAGACGAAACCGCAAAAGTGCCGGTGAACGACTTGATGGATACCATTGCATTCAGCAGTGTCGTCCTCTGCGCCGATGTCAGCGTGACTGTGCGGTTTGCAGTGCCCTTCGACCAGGAAAGCCCGGAAATAGTCAGGATGGTCGCGCTGCCGTTTTTGAGCACCAGCGTATTGGTGTAGGAGGCTTCGTACACGGTCACATTGATGGTAATGGAAACCGT